AAAGACGCTGGAGCAGAAGAACCACCATCAAAACTTGCTACATGCATTTTTTTAATTTTACTAATTAGTTTATCCATCTGATCCATTTCGGCTTTAGTAAATCCAAAATCATCATTAAACTTATTAGAACTATTACCTTTAATTACATGAATAAACATATATGCTTCATGGCCTTTTCTATCTCGATCTTTATAGTTTTTCATGTCTCTAACATCTTCTTGAACATCTTCATTTTTTGCTTTATAGTTCTTATCTACATAGTTAAAGAATTCTTTTCTTTTTTCTTTATCTAATTCAGCTGGAGATTCAGCACCAAACTTTTTAAGAGCCTTTGCAAAGAAAAGTTTATACTTCTCTTCTTCGGAAAGTTTAGCCTCTTCTTGAGATTCTTCTTCCTCATGTTTGGTTTCTTTAACTACTGTACCATCCATATCTTTCTCGCCAGAAGATTTAACTTTATGTAAAGCTTTAAAATCTTTCTCACCCTTTGCTCTAGGCTCTTCAGGCGATTCATTTTTTGGCTTGTCGTGAGTATAACCTTTCTTAGAAAGTTCTTTATGGTCTTTCTCATCTTTAGCTACTTTCTTCTCACCAGTTTCGGGATGAAACATATCGTGAGGATATTTAGCCTCTTCTTTTTTTACTTTACCCTCTACTACGTCCCTTACAGTCGCAGCAATATCTAGGGTTGCTTGGTCATTAATTTTCATATTATTCTCCTATGTTATGAAAAGCATTCCTGTAATCCCTGTGGCTGCTGCCGCTATGATTATCCAGAATAATTTATTAATTATCGTTACTGTTGATGCATTGTCTCTTACCAATGTATCTAATTTATCTACTCTATTTATAAGAGATAGAATTTGTTCACCTTGTTGTTTACCGAATTCGGTCAACGTAATGATTTTTTCTTCAGCCCGAGCTAGGGCTATAATAGCTTCTGACATCTGGTCAATCTTAGTTTCGATTCTATCCAGACGTGCGGCCTGTTCTGCTCTTTGTTCAGCTGCTGTTGCCATGTTTATAAACCCTACATTTAAGGGGTGTTGCCCCTTTGATTAATCTATGGTACTCTTCTTTCTTAATATCAAATACCATTCCTTTTTTAAGTAGCCAAGGTAGACATTTTTGTAACTGAAATTGCCAACCTTCACCTTCTAATATTTCTATTTCTCTATCTTCCATATCTCGGTGCCAAACAAATTCTCTATCTTCTATAGATGGGTCAAAGGTTCTAACTTCACCATCTTCCCAATAAGGTTTACCAAAAGTAATTTCCACCACCTGAGAGTCCTAAGCTTTTAGCATAACGCGGTAATCGACATGCCCAATAACCAGATGACATTTTATCTGTCTTAGTATCACAGTTATGTCGGGCTGCAAAGGAAGCAGCGGCTCCCTTATCGTTAATCTTACTAGTGAGGCCGCCTTTAGCATCACCGAATTCTATTTTCTTTACGTTTCCTGTTTTAGGGTTCTTAACGTAAACAACATATTTCTTCTTACCACTAGACCTTTTAGGTGAGTTAAGTTCTACATCTCTACCCTGATAGTCTGCTTCAGACAATTCAATCATTGGTTGCTCTAGAGGTACTTGTTGACCTTCATAGATACCGAATCTTTCTTCTATATGTTCTAAAAAACTATGCATTAAAATATACTCTTTAATGTTCTTACTACTTTACTTAATATCATCTTAACAGCAGTATAGTATGCAAATCCATGACCCCATACTATATGAAATGTATGGTTCTTTTCTATTTCTGATTTTGGTCCGAACTTCTTAGTCCAGTTATCTACATATTCACCCTTATATCTTAATACAGCATGTGATACTTTCCACTTACTTGGACCAACACAACATATACCTGCTTGATGTGTAATTAGCATCCACCACATTTTAATATGGCTTTCACCACATAATCTATAAAGAATAGATAGTGCGTAGTCCTCACAATCACCAACTAACTTGCCTTCTGCATTTTCGGAATATATAATTTTCCATGCATCTGCCATACCGTACTGTTCTTTATCATATCTGTATTTCCATTTACTATTGAATGAATCTACAATTGCATCTTTATTTAATTTTGTCATTTTTTTGTCCCTTTATCCATTGTTGTGCTAATCTATTCTCGGGTGGTTTCTTAGCCCAAGTCATAATATCTTTATACGCCTCTAATGTAGACCTTTCAATATCTGCATCATCTGAATTATCAACAATGGTCATTCTGTTTCTAAACAATCCTTGAAATTTACCTATATTCTTTTGTACAGCATCCCACATTTTCTTAACTGCAGGTGTTGGTAAAACTCTATCTCTACTCTTATTTCTTTTTTGTGCAGTCTCTAAATCTGTATTAACAAATATCATGTGTACTGCATAACCTAAATCTCTTAACTGATTCACACTCTTTTGAATCTTACCATAATCCTTGCCAGTTCCATCTATAACTACACCCAATCTTCCTTTTAAAGCTAACTCTAATTGTAGGCCAGTAATTTTCTTAGCCTTATCTCTTAATGCTTGACCTTGAGCAGAAAATATATCTTCAGGCTCCATTGTTAGTCCAGCCTTTTTAAGAGCATTTTCATAATTAATATCAGAGTTAATAAGTTTAAACCCTAAGCTTAATAAAGAAGTCTTACCAACTACAAATGATTTACCTGAACCAGGGCCACCTGCAAGGAATACTGCTTTAAATATTGCTGGGTCGTTAACCCCTTCATCTATATTAAAGTGTTCTTTAAACTTTATCATTTCTTTAAATCGTACCTAAATGATTTATTCTTACCTTGGCCAGACTTAGTAATACCATACCCAGCAATTTTAGCAAGTTGTTGTAATACTGGCCAATTCTTTTCTGACTTCTTACTTCTATTATTCTTTAACATATCATTTTCAATTTTATTAAATAAAGTTTTAATCATATCACTATCATGCATGACTAATGGTGCTTCATCAATATCTTCACTTCTTGACCTTTCAAAATCTTGTTTGGTCGGAGCTCCTTTTGACCCAGGTTTACGCATAGTCTTTCCACTCTTTCTTTTCTTGTGGATATTATCCCAGAGACTTTCGTTAAACTCTTTAAAGGTATTCATTATTTCATACCCATAACTTTTTGTGCAATGTGTACTAAAGTTTCAATGTTTGAATTTTCCATCTTCTTCTTATTTGCATCACTTACTTTATCATAAACTGATATAATCATAGATGCAGTAAACATATCTAACATAACTCCACCAACTTTCTTAGCTCCCTTACTCTTAACTATAGTCTGAATTACTGGGATTAAGTTTTTGGCTTCATCTACTTGTCTAAACTCTTTAAATTTTTTCATTATCCGAACTTCCTTGCGAATGCCTTTAAATCTAGTGTTTCGAAATCACCAAATTGATTTGTTATTTTATAACCTAACTTACCCTTATAGTCTACGGGTTTAGCCGTCCACTTATTTACTCTATTCTTTGGGTCAATTAGTCCTTTAATTTCTGAACCATAGAAAGATACTTTGGCTTCTGCAATGGTATCTTCTTTCATATTTTCTTTTTCTCTTTCATGCTTCTTTTTAAGAGTTTCTAATTCTTTGGCATGTTTTAGAGCAAGTTGTGCTTTCTCTTCTGGAGAAACAACTTCTTCAATGTTCTGTACTAACCAATCATCAAAATCATCTGGGTCATCGCCAACACCATCATTATCCATTGCATATTTCATTAAATCTTTTTCTACATTACTAGGTAAGTCTTTATTTCTTTTATTGAAATTATCAATGTGACGTTTATGTTTTCTTTTTAATTGAGCCAAGGTAGCTTCTTCAACTGTATCTTCCTTAATCATCTTATCTACACTTAGACCACTTTTAAGATTACCCTTATTGTCTACTGCCTTAGGATACATTTTAGCAATTAGGTCATTATAACCTACTAATATATTTAATAAGTCAGCTTGAATCTCTTTTGTTGAAATACCTTTGATTACTTTCTTAACTGCACCAAGGTTACCTTGAGCAAGTGCACGAGATACTGCCTGATAGTCTTTCTTATCTTGACCAGTTTCTTTATTAGAAAGTCTTGCTATGTTCTTAGTAGCAAGAGTTAAGTCTTGGTTGTAATTTTCATTAACAGATTCATATTTATAAACACCCTTACCATCATCCCAATGGTCATAAAATTTCATAATAGCATTGGCCAATGAAGTGTTATTAACAACACCAAAATTACTAACAACGTGTTTATATAAATATGGAATATTCTTTTCGGCTTGTTTTACTGTCATGGCTTTTCTAGGGTCACCATACTTTCCACCCATAGACTTATAAAACTTTTCTATATCTTTTTCAATCTTTTTATCTTTTCTTACAATTCTCCATTCAGCTGGTGACCAGCCCTTTTTAAAAGGTCTTACTTCACCCAACTCTTCATTAACTGATTCGTTAGCTTGTTTTAATGCATCCTTAACAATAGGGTCATCCGCAAGACCTCTTTTCATTGCTTCAATCTTTTTATAGGCCCCGGTCATATTACCGCCCATATCAATTGCAATTTTTACTGCTGCGGCTACTAAAGACGCAGGGTATTTACTTCTATATTTTTCTCTTAGTTGTTTAAACTTCATTTAATTTCCCCTTACTTTTGCGGCTAAGTCTTTATCTGCTTTACCCCATGTTCCTGATGATTTGGTTACAAAAGAATTGACTCTTGCTAACCCCCATTGTGTTGGATTCGTTCCTGGTCTATGGCCTGTTCTCCATGCGGCAAATCCTCTATCAAATACTTTCTTTAATATAGCTAATGGCATTCCTGACTTGTCTGCTTTCTTCTTTAAAGCATCATCAGCCTTACCTTCATTAACTACATAATCTTCAAAACTTAAATGTTTGGCCATTTCACCATACATATCTTTATATTTCTTAGTGTGTTTGGATGGCTTTGTTTTTGCTCTTGCATCTCCAGGAGCTGGTTTATATGCCGCTGGATTATTATCATCTTTTTCAGCACCCTTCTTAAAGTGGGCTTTTCTTTTAGCTGAAGTTGACTTTGCAAGACCAGAGTAATAGTTCTTACTCTCTACTTGTTCTACTTGTTCTAACCAAACTTTTTTATTACCATTAGAGAAAGATACTGTAAGATAATTTGCACCTTTGGTGATAATCTTACCCTCTTCTTTATTCTCTTTTAATCTTACTATATCACCAATATTAAATAAGTTTCCTAAGATAAACTTTTCTCTTGTTTCTGATACTGTAGGTAGTTCTATATGAGACCTAAAGCTTTTCTCTTCTTTAAGACCCATCCCCTTTCTTACTGCATTAAATAACTCAGCTGAACCAGTGTAACCACTTGGAAGACCACTAGAAAATAATTGTAAATCTCCTTCTGCAGCCGCTGCTCTCATTTTAGAGGCGGACATCCCTGTCACTCCTTCTGCATCCGGGTCTCTTTGCCCTGCAGAGATAACTTTAATACTTCCTTCAAATTGATAGAAGCCATGTCTTGCCTGAACACCATTATATTTGTTTAGTAAAATTTCAAATTCTTTTACTCTATCTGAACCTGCAACCATTGCCATTTTAGTAAACCCTTGGTCATATAACTTAGTTGCAATTTCAATTATAGTACGCACGTCTCCGTCTGCCATGATACTTCTGGCATGTCTAGGAAACATTTTTCTTAGGAACTTAATCTTATCTTTGAATTTAAGAGGATTCTTTTTAGGGTCTTGGGATTGTGATGCATATATTCTATACTGACCACCACGTGATACTTTTTTGAGTGTCTCAAATAGTTTTTCGTGGCCAGTTGTCGGTGGATTAAATCTACCAAACACGACCGTTATTTCTTTAGATGCTTCGACTATGTAGTCACTGAAATTTTTGACTTTCATTTATCCCTGGTTCCCATATTAGTTAGGACTATCCCAACCTTTTATTATATCTTTACTGAAGTTATTATAGGAGAATTCTAACCTATCAACTAACTTTACAGCGCCACCTTCCATTCTATCTATAGCAACAAAACCTTCTTGGTTGGTTACTTTAAATCCGGATTTAGTTTTAACAAATGTATTAATTTTGTTAAGACTATTAAGTTTATTTATAAGAATTAATTTACTATTTACAACAAAATTCTGTAAATCGAAGATTAATTTTAGGTTCTTTATATTACCTTTACTAAAGAATTTAAGTAATGCATCTCGTTTATCTACTTGAGTCTGTTTACCTTTGTCTGAACTTCTTTTATCAATCTCTTTTTGATATCTATTATTAATCCACATTACTAAACCAGTTGCATGTTTCTTAGTATCAGTAATTCTTTGACCTTCTCTTACCTTTGAATTGTTATATACATTAAGTAACATATTTAATTCAGCATTAGACTCTAACTCTTTTAGTGTAGTAGAAGCAATCTTTTTAAATACTTTACCAGCCTCTGAAAGATTTTTATTTAGTTCTTCTGTTTCTGATTTAGTAAGAGTTGCCGTACCAGAAAGGTCGGGTAATGTAGCATCTTGCATCCATATATCCTTTGACTTCTTTAACTTAGGTACTATCTCTTTACCAAACTCGGCTCTCATTGTCTCAAACGTTGCTCCACTATACGTTGTATGCCAAACAATTCCAATCTTAGCTGCTCCAATCTCCTTAGCGAGAGCACTGTCAGTAGGTACTGCGTAAGCGATAGTGTTAGGATGAAACACAATATGACTAATTCCATTTATCTTCTCCTTTTTAAGGTCTGACTTATCGAACATAAAGTCACCCTGTATAACTCCTTTGATTCCTATATTTTGTAAAGTATCGAATGCCATTATAAGTTTCTTAGTTAGGTCACCCGATGTGTCTGCTTTAATATCTTCATGTGATTTATATATTTTTGGATTGGCATTGAAGATACCTTTTTTAGCAACAAAGAATTCACCCGTCTCTGGGTGTTCTCCAGCAAATACGGCGGGGGCTCCGTCCCATTTCACGGTAACATCCACTGGTGCCTTGGTGTTACCTGATAGCATATCCCGTAGACTTCTAAGCGCTAGGATAGCTTGGCGAGCCCCCTTGACTCCTCCATCGATAATTAAATCTTCAATGTGGGTCATGTGAGTATTCTTTGCTGCCTCGTGTAGAGGTGTATAATTACTTAATCTTCTCATTTATATAACCTCTTAAATTCATCTGTCATCATTGCGTTGAAATTAGGTGCACTTGAAAAGTTACCTTTGTATCTTAATATAATATTACATACTGCAACTGGGCCAATAAATAAAGTAAACTTTAAATTAGCCGCTCCTGAGCCTGGGTCGAATGCTTGTTTTGCACCCGGAGTATATTTCATTATTGGTTTACCTTGAGAAAATAAATCATCTAGTTTGCTTGATACTGAATCAATGTCTTTATACTCTCCGCCTTCTACTACAACGCCTTTCTTAGGGCCGTAGTCACCAACTCCCGTAACTAATGCAAAATCAAAATTAACTTTCTTTAGTTCTTTTAAGTCTGATTTAAATATTAACTGAACTAGAATATTTGAAAATAAGTCTGACTTAGATAATATCGTTTCGCCCATCATTTTAAATAATGTTCTTTTACCCTTTAATACTCTATTAATAAGGTCATTAGGAATTCTATTAACATACTTTTTCCAATTCTTAGTAGTTACTGGATTCTTATTAAGGTCATCAAATAGTTCATCAGACATCATATCAGGATATCTTTTTCTTAGTCTCTGAGCTAATTTAATTACATGAACATAAAACCTACCAGCATCTTCTTCAACTGCTTCTTTAAGTTTTTTAAGTTTTGGCTCATTAAGTAATTTTGTGAATGACTTATTAATAAGTGTTGGGTCTTCCTCTGTGACTCTTTTCTTTTTCTTTAAAGATACCCCTAGGAATTTATTACCTTTCTTAATAATAAAGTCAGATGAATTAAAATCTTGCATTCCATATTTTGACATTTGGAATTGTTTTACATCATTATCCCATGCTTGACCAGTAAGATAAACCATGTCAGCATTACCATATCCTGCATCGATAATAACATTAGCGGCCGATACTGCTTGTGCTAGATTAGAATAACTACCAACTAGTGAATCTACTTGGCTTTGTTTATATCCTTTTACCTTCTTTAATTGTGCTCTTACTAATTCAATCATTTTATCCATTTCATCTGAATTAGTAATTGTATGTTTCTTAGGGAATAGACATAAGGCAGCAGTCATAAGTTCATGTGGATCATCACCTAAAGAACTACGACCACCTTTGGGTCTAGCATTTACATATATGGCTTTTTCCATATCTTTATGTTTAAAGTAATAATCTTTTTCTGCTCTTGCACCTGATATCTTAATGAGTTCTAAGTTAGGTTCTTTTTCAATAATTTCTCTTGCAAGTTGTGAGAAGTTTCTACGGGACTTATCGTCCATTAATTGTGAAATTCCAATCTTTTTAGAATTAGATTTACCTGCTCTTAGGTCTAATTCCACTTCAGTGTCTATAGATGAAATTGCATCATCTATTGCTTGTACTAACTTTACAGCGTTGAGATTATCATCAGTAGTTGATAGAGCACTAAGCTCTTCTGTCATAAAACTGTTTTTAAATCTTATCATATTGTCTCCGTTTTATTTAATAAAGATATTATAATATACTTTTAACGCTTTGTAAAGTATTTGATATAACTATTTATAATATTTGGAGACCTAGTTATTTCCGGCTTTTAGATTTCCGTCGTTGTCTACATGAATAACTTTTATCTTTAGAAGTTCTTTTAAACAGCCTTCGGCACCAGTCTTAACACCTATGTTATAAGAAGTATAACTGCAACCTACCATTAGTATCATTATAATAAAATATTCTAGCATTTTATTCTCTCTATTGTTGAAAGATATCCTTTATACACCATATCCTTATGAAATCTATTTGCATCATCTTCTACGGCAAATATATATTCGGCAACTACTTTGCCCCCACCCTTTTCTTGGGCGAGGACTTTCCAACTATATACTTCCATTACACTAGTTCCAAGAAGTCATCAAACATGCCAGGGTTATCCGAGACAACTCTTTTGATATTCTTCTTAATTGTGGCAACATCATCAGTAAATCCTGCCTGTTCTGCAGTTTCAATTCTTGCCTTTACTGTATCATAATCAAACTTGAAAGGGTCGTCATATACTTTTGGCTTCCACACGATACTTGTGTCTTTTTCAATACCTTTATATTCTATTCTGCTTTTCATAGTTTTTCTCCTGGGACGAACCCTCTAAATGTTTTAAATCTTGGGAATCTTAATGAATAAGTCCCATCTTGGTTTTGTGAAATAGAGTCTGCTCTAACTTCCACCAACTGGCCTAATACAGCATCTTGGTTTTTCCAAATACTATCTCTAATCTTATCAGTTAAACCACCACCGACATTGACTTTAATATCAACACCTTCATCGTGGCCTTCACAAACTAGAGCACCTGTTGTTCCTTCGAATTTACCCTGTCCTTCTTCTATACTTTCTACCGATAGGGTTACTTCTATAAATGGCTTGATTTTAAACCAAGCATTACTTCTTTTACATTCGTATAAACCATCTACTGGTTTAACCATAATTCCTTCATAACCATTTTCTATGGCCTCTTTATTAATCTGCATGAATACATCATATTCTTGTTCTAGGTTAATAAATTCATAATCAACTAATCTAATACAATCTGGTAATAGACCAAAGAGTGAATCTTCCATATTAAGTTTTCTATCGTAACAGCCGTCTATGGAAACTCCTGTATTAAATTCTTCTAAACTAATCATATCAAAGAGAGCTAGATAAGCATCTTCTGTTTGAGCTCCTTCTTTTCTATGTACTTGTTTCATAAGACTTGTAAAGTTATCACTCATAATCTCACCATCGAATACCATTCCCTCAAATTCTGGTTGACTTAGGGCTTCTTCAATATGAGGGAAGTTGGAATATACTTTACCATTCCTAGAATAGATAGTGGCCTTTCCGTTATTTACTATAGTAATAGCTCTTACCCCATCATACTTGTACTCGATAAGGCAATCACCTTTCATGTGTTTATTATTTTCACCATTACTCGCCAACATACAATGGAATCTTGGAATCTCAAAGCCAATATCTTTACCCATCTTGTTAATAGTCTTTTCTGATACACCACATTTTAAATCTTTAAGAAGAATCCTACGATACCAATAGTTCCACTCATCCATGGTGGCTTTATTCATTGTCTCTTCTATTGAATCTTTAGCGGCGTTACCTGTTAAACATCTATGTTGTAATGATAGTGCTAGTTTCCAAAAATCACTTGTCTCAAGCCCTTCACCATCCTTCTTAGAAATAGGTATCAATTTAACGCCGAATGTATCGAAGGGATTGAGAGCAAGTTTTACTCCGTCTTGGAATTCTTTATTGTCAATATGTTGGGAAACTACATCTTCCTTAAATAACCTTGAGTTATCTGTTTCTAGTTTTTGTATTACTTCCCAAGGTTTCATGCTGACTCCATATATTTTTCTACTGGTTTTAATTCTATGAACTTTCTCCTAGACTTGGAGAATTGCTTCATAGGTGATTTGAATTGTTTGTACTCTTTACTGATAGTACTTCTAAAGCCAACTAGGTGGCCGTGTTCGTTAAGAATGTAGGTGTGATTAAGTGTATTATCTTCCCATTTAGTGATTTCTTTAAAAGCTCTTAACATCTAAACTCCGTGGGTCATGTGTTCATAATTATCTGGACATAGTTCTAGTGAAGCGCCACAAGCACATGTCTCTTCTTCTTGGATTGATGGGGCACCTACTAAGTCCCTCATTTCTGACTCGGTCATTGGGAATAAGTCTAACTGTTTCATAATATATCTCCTTTTAATAAGTTTATTATACTACACTTTAGGTATAAAGTAAAGTGTTTTGTTGAATTAATTTGCACTTTATACAGCACCTGTCCATCTGATGGTGTAATCTTCGAAGATGTTTCCTCTGGCAAAATTAGTAGCTGGAGCGGCCCATGATTTGGCCATTAAAATATCTCCTTCTTTAAAACCTTTAGTGGGTTTAGCTACTATGAATGAATGAGTTGAATGACCAGAACTAACTTTGATATAGTTTCTTCCAGCCTTATAAGATAGACTTTCACAAAAATCATCAAACATTTGGGTTTTGATTTTGATACAACCTTCTGTTATATCTTGCCATCTGTGATAGTCAGCTTTAATCTTGGTAAGATAATTACCTAGCTCTTGTACGTTCTGTTCGTGGAATTTGTTTTTCATATTATGTCCTCTTAATTAATTTATACTACTATTATACTACGCATAATCGTGCTTGTAAAGAGGTTTCTTAGACTTTTTTGTTACAATTGTGTTACATTCTTGTAACATTTAGTTATAAGAATGGTGGAGCTGGAGGGAATCGAACCCCCGACCTTCTGGTTGCAAACCAGACGCTCTCCCTACTGCGCTACAGCCCCACGCTTCATTATACTACATCATCCACTGGGAAGATTTTATAGATTACATCACCAACTGCTTTGGCAATATCCATATGCTCTTTTTGAGTACCATTGGCACTTCTTAGTTCTATATAATGAATCCAAGAGCGAAGGGTTCCATTAACGTACATACGGGACATTGTTAATCCCTCGGGCAGTACGGCCCTGGCTTGTTCTTTGGCAATACCTGCCTCGATAGCCCAATTATAAGCTTGTTTAGTTCTTTCTATAATAACTTCTTGATAAGATTCCCATATATAATTGATGGACTCATCCAAGTTTTCAATAGAGTTCTGCCTATTCTTTTTATCTTGTAATCTAGCTTCTCTTGTAACGAAATTTAAATCCTCAGTTGGATCTGCATATCGCTGAGAGAATTCTTGGAAAGAGAATGACCTATGGCGAAGAATTTGTCTTGCAATGTCTCGTGGACAATTAATCTCAATACAAGCACTGACCATCTCTAATGGTGACCAATGTTTATGTTTAATTAAATACTTAACGAGTTTCTCGGAAGTTTCTTCATTGTTCTGATTACTAGGATTAGATACCCTAGCACAGTAAGCGACCATCTGCAAGAGGTCGGGATTTAACTCGACCTCCGCAGGTGGCTGCGAATATGATATAAGTTTCACGTCAAACATATTTTAGTCACTCTTTACCAGTGTGTAAATTCCCCATCCAAGGCCTAACCAAGCAAGTAACTTAGCAACACCACCGAATAAAATAACTGAACCACATAGTACGATTAGTCCGATACCATCTAATGAGGTTCTTTCTTTTAGTCTATCTAATGACCAGTCTTTTAATTTAAGTAACATATTCATATATTTCTCCTATATTTTAAATTCAGCAAACGTGTCTTTATTTTCTCTGTCACCCCACGTTGCAATTGGTTTATCCGGCACGACTTCTGTGACAAGGTCTTGTTGTGCACTTTCTTCTACATCAAATAATTTCATTCGGCTCCTATCAATACCAACAACAAATCTTTTGTATTTGGTCGGATCATTATAACGATTTTTCAATTGTTTCACCATGAGTTGGCCTAATTCTTCTAGTTCCTCTGTTGATATAAGAGCGAACATAAGGTCAGCCGTAGCAGGTAGGCCGAATGATTCTGATGTGTCTTCAAGACCGACATCCGTATTACCAAATCCTGACCTGGTAGTTTGGGTTGCCGATACTATCGGAACATTAAACTCTACAGCAAGACCACGCAGTTCTTCTGCAATGGCTTTGATGTAAGAGTAACTATTTATACTTCCGCCCAGGCCTTTCATACGACTAGATGAACAAATATTCAAGTAGTCAATGTATATCATATCTGGGTTAAAGTTCTTTTTCATTTTAAGCTCATTAAGTAGAGCCCTAAAGTGACCTGTATGAGCGGCACCTGTAGGATATTCTTTGATAATAAGTTTACCTATAGATGCTTGTGCAATCTTTTGTATTTTACTATCAAAGGTTGATTTATTAATTCTTGCGAGTTGTTCTATTGGTAAGTCCATTAGATTAGCATCGATACGTTCTGCAATTCTTTCTTCAGCCATTTCCATAGTAATGTAAAGAACATTCTTGCCCTGTTGTAATACTGATGCAGCACAATGACACATAAAGAGGGACTTACCCACGCCCGTTCCGGCCAGAGCAATATTCAAGGTCTTATTGGGTAAGCCTCCCTTAGTAATCTTATTGAAGTAATCTAAATCAAATGGTGTTCTATCTTCTTTGGTGTTATAGAAATCAAATCTTTCTTCTGAATTATCAATGTAATCATGGCCAATTGCTTGGTCGAATGATACACCGAGAGCATTTGAAAGTATTTCCGGTATTGCACCTTCTGATTGTTCGGCATCTTTACCATCTATGATACCGATAGAATTCATAATAGCAAGATAGACTGCTCTATCTCTGCACCATTTCTCTGATTCTTTAATAAGATAATCTGTATCTATTTCTTCACTTTGTACTAAGACTTTAACCAACTGAGATGCACTATTAAGTGTATCATCATGAGCACTTGTCTTTCTAAGTTCTAATTCTAATACACTTGCTGTTGGTAGTTTATTATGTTTTCCAACGAATGCAGTTATTAGACCAAAGACAGTTCTGTGTTCACCCTCAAAATATTCGGGTTTGATATACGGAATAACTCTCCTGCAATAACTTTCGTTATTGAGTAGGTTGCTCAGTATGTGTGTCGGTAGTTGATGTTTTATGTCCAATCTGTGCCTCTTCTTTTTCTAGGGACTGTGTTACAATATATTGTAAAATAGAGCCTAAGTAATCATTAAATTCTTCATCTTTTTCTAAAGCTTCTACATCATATTCATTAGGGTCTTGAATATTGTAGGTAAAGGAAATCGTTGCTGTATCTTCAACAGTATCTTCTTTGATAGACACCTTGCCGAATACAAAAACAACATTTTTCCATTTACCCGTCTTTAATCTTATCCCATAGAAGTCCGATAACTCTCCAGTTTCTTGTTCTACTAAAGTATAATCTTTATCTGTTATATTATACATCAATTTACTCTTCTTGTAAAGTGGTTTCTAAATCAATTTCTAATAAAGGTTTGTGGCCGATTTGATAATATGATTTAATAAATTTAGCAAAGTCCGTACCTGTTAGGATAGGTTCCCAGAATTCTTTAGTAAGAGTATCTTTCTGTCTTACTTTGGGCTGTACTACTTCACCCGTTGATTGGTCAACTCTAGCATACCAACCCATAGTTGGTTTAACTACATAGTTACCAGCCAAGGCAATTTCTAGTAGACCTGAGTATGGTTCTATTCCACCTTCCCATGATACTGATACTGGAATCTTTGATTTCTCTTTAACAAATCTTGACTTCTCTACATTAATAATAAAATCATAACCAGTAACATCACTGCCAGTTTTATTTTGTCTACGGCCTAGAATCCAAATGTTATCAGCTGAGTAGTAAATACCCGTACCGCCTGATACGATAGCTTTAGGGAAGAGTCCAATCTCTTGGTAAGTATGATTGACTGCAAGTAGTGGCACGTTTTTCATAGTAAGATATGGAGTAACCATTCTGAAAAGTCCTTTCAAAGCCTTAGCCCTGGACATATCAGCAACACCTTTTTCATTTAAGGCATCTTCTAGTTCTTTCTTAGATGCAAGGTTACCAA